CTTTCCCTACACGACGCTCTTCCGATCTAAACTGCATCCTTTAGCAACAGCTTGAGCCATTTCTGCAATCATTTTTAATGACTTAGCATTTCCAGCGTTCAGCTGTTCCGCAAGTGAAACAAGTGTCTGCGATTGTGCCAATATCGCATCCGATGAAGTTGGATTGGCATCATTGACAACACCTGTATCAGTTACTGTCAATCCAGTTGCAGCACTGAACTGTGTAGCTAATATCCGCAACATTTGCACATGTGGTTCAATCGAACCTTGAGAAAATTGACCAACCGTAGGTTTTTCACCGGTTTCTGGATTGTACGTTGATGCAAGTACGCTTCCTATGTATTGTCTGAATTTATCAGAAATGACTGCATCATATTGATCATCAGTAAGTCCAAGCATATATTTTTGCGGACTTGTAGAAAATTCAAGTCCAATCGTAGCATTCGCAACTGTACGAATATATCCCTGTATCAAACGACGGACTGATTCCTTGATTCTTGAACGACCAAATGGTTTACGACTGGTCGCATTCCAAATCATAGGTTCCATCAGTGGCCTACCCATACTGTGCGGATGTTCAATAGCTTCCCATCTGCCACCAGTTTTTATTAGTTCCCAAATCGAATCATCTGTATATAGATTGATATGTGAAGGTACCCACGTCTTATCTTTTTCATCCTTGACCGTATCAATGATTGCCATACCACATTCGATACGACCTTTTTCTCCATCCCAAAGAGCTGATGCGCTCATTGGTGAATGAAATCGAATCCGACATTGGATATCATCATCTGCTGATAATGTCGCAAATGTACATCCAAACTGCAATTCATCACGACATGCTTTCATATATTCAGATACAAGGCTATTTGCATTCATGATTTGCATGATCTCATCTGCATCGTTTCCATCCGTACTGACAAATCCATCAAACATGGATCTGGAAGCCAATACATCAACGCATTTTGCACCCCATTCACAGCTGATTTCCAAATCCTTAAAACCTTTTGGTATCGCAAGACCTAGATTGACTTCAGACAAAGGAATATGTCCTTCATAGTATCTCTCTTTTGTTGCGTTTTTACTGTTGTGATAATTGAATACTTCAATCAACTGCTGCAACTGGATTTGTTCTGCTTTTCCCAGACTATCAACCTGATCTGGAACGATTGTTAAATTTATCATCTATCCAATCCTCATCTTTCTATGTGGATCTCTTTTAGATTCTTTCGCACCCCAAAATGCCAATGCACATGCTTCGATCGGCGTTGAATCATCTCCACCAAATGCCCAGCCACCACCAAGTGGCCGTTTAATTGATGTCAATGCACTGTCACTCAACGCGTCTTGAAGCTCATACCATGTCAATGATTGTTCATTAATTGCATCCGTCAATAGACTGACCGAAGCCAATACATCCTTTACTTTTGGACGTATGATCGAACCCTTGGCGCGCCAAGTATCCGAGATACGATCAACGAGTACGTCAACTCCATTTCTGCCATCAATCACGACACAGGAAGCTTGATGATATCTAGCATTTAACCAGTCAGATAGCCATCGAATGCCTTGACCCGTTGGCTTGCGACTTATAAATGAAATCCGTGGCTTGCTATCTGATCCAAACGGAATCACCGCACCACATAAACAAACTTCTGAACCATCCGAACCGAACTTCACACCATAGGCAGTCTTGCCATTTGGCTTTGGTTCGAGTGATGCACATGCTTTCCATGCATCTCTACGAATAGCAGAATCATCCTGTTCTGTTATGGCCGGGCTCCACCATCCAAGGCGCTCACGTGCAAAACCGTCAGCGCTCATCGTTCGGCACTCTTCGGCGGTAAATTCTTCTGATAGATAGTACCCCAAAGATGGGTTCGTACTGTACCAAACGGATGAATCTGCAATATTGATATCCGTTATACTGTTACCATCAACAGACCACTCATGCCATGCGTCGTGCGGTCCTGGATTCTGCAAAGATGTGGTTCTTCTTCGTCTAAATACTTCACCAGGACATCGAGGGTATGGTGGCGTTCCGGTATAGATGATCTGGCGAGTCCCGGTTGCACTGGCAGCTAATGTTGCCATGATGGCTTCAACTTGATCATCCGTCAATTCCTGTGCTTCGTCGTATATGACCAATGAGATCCCGTCGAAACCACGAGCAGCCTGTCTCGATCGGGCAGAATATTCAATGACACCACCATTGTTCAGTTCGATACCTTCTTCACCATTCGTAAATGAAATACGAGATACCATATCCATAATTTCTGGATGATTTTTATTGGTAAACATCTGAACCAGCCGTTTAAACGATTTCTTAGCCGTCTTGACTTGGTGTGCTGTATGGAGAATCCTTTCACCATTAACGACCAAACCAAAAAACTCGCGTGCTTCCAGACAAACATTTTTACCATTTTGCCTAGGTACTGCGAGCCCTGCCGATGTCATTGTATATTTTTCGTTTTCATCAAGACCCAACCAACAATCAACGACCAACTGTTGCCATGGATCAAGCTTAGACCCATATGCTTCCATCAAATCACATGCATCTTGTCCATCTGAATGTGTGCGTTTTGGTTCAATCTTGATTCTAGGCTCTTGAGAGCCCTTCAAGCTTGCGATTGTCTTCTCTCCTTGATGATATCCAGCATGTTTTTATGCTTCAATTCTTCTTTCTGCTCGTTAGCCACTTCTTCTGGAAGACAGTCAAGCAACTTGTTCATGCCAAGAATATAAGACTTCCAAAGGTTTTCATACGACTTAAAAAGCGGATTCTCTCGATATCCACTTTGACCACCACCATTATTGTATTCAACAATGATTTTTTGCTCACAAGCTTCTTCTCGAATATCCTCAAGTTTGATCTGCATCCATGCCACATTTTGGATGATTGGCAACATAATTTTGATGGATTCATCACTAAAATTGTTCAATTTTAATAGGTTTTTTAGCTTATTTTGGGCCCTTTTTGACCTCTTTTTTACTGTATCTTCCAACCTTATATGTCACCTCTTCTCAGACCACCCCCTGCCACCCCTTGGGTTCGGGGGTATATCGGCGCTGACGCGTGAGCTCGCCATCATGTTAAAGGGGGCTAGCCTCCCCACCTTAAAATTTAAAAAAATTCTTACCAATCACCATCTGATATTGGTTTTTTCTTTTTTTTTACTTAATGATTCAACACTAAAATCCACTTTATTGGACTTCCAGGCATTGCAACAATAGTGAGCTGCCTGTAGATTGTTCCAATCTTCTGCCGCAGCTCTTGCACTTGGATACCCAAATTCTTTCCACCGGCTAACAGGTTTTATTTCATCAACCACAAAACTCAATGGATGTTTAAAATCACTTGGTTCATCATAGTGGATTGGACCATACCTACCATGGCATATACCACACTCACACCCCATCGCTTTCAACCGGGCACGGTGTTTTCGGCGCAGGGTACCATTTGCATATCGTACATTTTTCATGCTCCCCACCTGCCTATTGGATAGGCACGATAAAAGGCGGCGCTTCAAGAGCATCCGCCTCGTGTGCTTATCTACTGGTTACCTTCCTGGTAACTCTGTACATTACCATACTATCATTTAAAAGCGGTACACAGTGTGCACTCTTTATCGATAATTAATAACTTTTAATACTCGATATTCTAAAACCTCTGTATCGGTATATTTTACTTCAAGTTTTACCCGTAGTGTTGAGTCTGAATTAAAACTAATAACATTTGATCTAACGTCGTTTATAAACTCTTTATCTATTACTTCTGCTTTAATTGTTTTCCCGTTAAGAATAAAATGCCATTGACTATCACCAATCAAATCTGGCTTTCTTACTTTTAAATCCGTTTCCATCTCGTTTGTTTCAATATTATCATTTAAAGATTCTACGTCCATTGGAGTTGCCAATTTGATCATCTCTTCTTTTGAAAATGATATATCTTTTCTATGGTTATCAATATCAAAATCATATTGCAAATTAAAATGATCTTCATCATTTGTAAATGCACGAGAAGCTTTTGCCATACTCTTTTCAATTTTGTTGTCAGTAATGTAATTATTAAAAACTATACTATCAGCAATCAATGTGTTTCCATTAGCTTGCAACTTAACTTTTTCGCCTTGCCTTATTATATCTTGCTTTTTCGGTAAATTACCTTTAAGAAATTTTCTGATTTCTAACATTTGTCTAAAAGCATCTAAAACTGGAATACATGTGTTGAACAATACTGGTGCGACTTCCAATATTTGTTGAATTATTATCTCAAAGCTTCCCTCTTGTATATTAACAACTTTAAATTTGCACCAATCATTTTCGTCTAATTGATAATCCGCAATTAATGAAAGCGTTTCAACTGTTGCTGATAAAGTGTTAGCCAATATACTCAAATCTATGTTATGATCTCCCTCAAAATTTAATGTTAATGTAGATGTTTTCATAGTATACCCTCTCATCCACATTTTATCACCTCATCTTGTTTCATCATATACATTTTATTAACAACATCGATGTCAATTATTCAAATTTTCTAATTTTTTTCTAATATGCTTCCACAACCCTTTTCTACTATACCCATATTTTTCGGCAACGGAATCAGAAGTCATATCACCAACCACATACAAATCAAAAAGTATGTTTTGGTCGCGCAAATTCAATAACTCTAACCATCTGCATTCATATATTCGTTTCTGATAATATTTGATTTCATTTTCAATCCGTTCGGCCTTCTCCATCAAGCCTAATGGGCTAATATATTCATGCTCATACTTTGGCATTGGTAATGTTGATTGTTCCTGCTCTCTAGTAAGATTCACATTTGCATGCGACAATCCTAACTTTTGGTGATTGATAACCTCCAATTGTTGATTAAGCTCAATAATGCGATGACAGCAATAATTGAGTGATCTTAAATCATTTAATGCTTGTAGCTCTCTT